TCACTTGAGTCATACGGTTACAGATTGAATGAATACAAAGGTAACTTTGCAAAGACTACAGACTGGAAAGAATGGTCTCAAGAGATGCAAGACTACTGCGAACAAGATGTTATAGTTACTAAAAAACTATGCAAACATTTCCACCGTTACCTGAATGGGTCGTATTAGAACATCAGGTAGCCCAATTACTCACCCAACAGGAGATTCATGGATGGTATTTTGATGAACGAGCTGCACGGAAACTTGAATCTACTCTCCGAACTGAGTATGAAAAGACTACTCAGGTATTACGAGAGCGGTTCCCTTTCGTCGCAGGACAGGAATTTACTCCTAAAAGAAATAACAGCCGCCAAGGGTACATCGAAGGGTGTCCACTTACCAAGCTGAAAGATCTAAACCCTACTTCACGGGATCATATAGCATGGATACTGAAGCAACACTGTGGCTGGAAGCCCACATTAACAACATCTACGGGGAAGCCAGTCGTAGACGAGACGGTATTGAAAGATATTGGGACGGATATTGCTCTCCAGTTCTTGACACTACTGGATCTGACAAAAAAGCTTGGGATGATATCAGAAGGCGTGAACGCATGGCAGAAGCTATGTACGAAGTCTAGGATACATCACCACTGTTCGGTAGCTACTCAAACTTTTAGAGCAGCCCACCGATCTCCAAATTTGGCACAGGTACCTAGTGATGAAAGATTCAGACGTTTATTTAAGGCTAGTCCAGGTTTACGAATGGTCGGTGCTGATCTTAGCGGCATTGAGTTACGTATGCTTGCCCATTATCTTGCAAGATGGGATGGAGGTAGGTACGCAGAAGTGTTATTGCATGGTGACATACACCAAGAAAATGCTGACAAGATTGGCGTATCCCGAAAACTGGTCAAGACAATTTCCTACGCATTCTTGTATGGAGCTGGAGATCAAAAAATAGGTATATCATATGATAAACAATTATCACCTGAGAAAGCAAAAAAGAAAGGTAAAGAGATCCGTAAAGCTTATGTGGATGCCATCCCAGGTCTTGAAAAACTCTTGGCAGCTGTACACAAAGCTAGTGAGAGAGGCTATGTTCAGGCTATCGATAAACGACGTATCCTTGTGGACTCAAAACACAAGTCACTAAACTACCTTATCCAAGGATCATCAGCCGTACTTGCAAAACGATGGATGGTTTTAACCCATGAAAATTTACCACCTACTGCTAGACAGCTTGCATTCGTTCATGATGAACTACAATTTGAATGCGAAGAGAAAGATGTCGAAGACCTTAAGTTCTTACTTGAGTTATCAGCGGTTCAAGCTGGGGAATATTACAAAATAAGATGCCCTATAGCAGCTGAATCTCAATCAGGCTTAACATGGGCAGATGTACACTAATTTATGAAAATTTTATGTGATGCAGACTTCATCGTCTACAAATCGTGTGCTGCTGCGGAAACTGAAGTGGATTTTGGCAATGATGTTATCCTTGTCACTAGTCACTTTAGCGATGCGTACGCCGCTACCAAGCGAGAACTTACCAAGATTCAAAACAAACTTGGGACATTCTCTGATATAATACTGTTCTTTTCAGACAGTGTAAATTTTAGAAAAAAAATTTTACCCGAATATAAAGGTCACAGGAATCGCAAGAAACCATGTGGCTATAAACGTGTCATCAATGCTCTCAGAAAAGAGTATAAGGTTATAATAAAACCTGGCCTTGAAGCTGATGACAGTATGGGTATCTACTCAACAAAATATCCTGGGAATATAATAGCTTCCCCTGATAAGGATATGAGACAGATACCAGGCCAACTATACAACTTTGATGAAACTTTCACAATCGAACCTGACGCCGGTGCAACTTGGCACCTTATTCAAACCCTTGCTGGAGATCAAACTGATGGATATGGTGGAGTCCCTGGAGTCGGGGTCAAACGAGCTGAAACCATATTCAAAGAGAAAGGATGCTCGTGGAAAACTGTGTTAGAAACATTTAAAGAAAAAGGTATGACCGAGCAAGATGCTTTAGTAAATGCTAGACTTGCTAGAATTTTAACTGCTGATGATTATGACTTCAACAAAAAGCAACCCAAATTATGGTCCCCCACCTCCGATTACAGAGTTAACTCTAGATCAAGATCTAAAGCTAAGACAGCTTGAATTAAAATTAAATAGTGGTAATGTTGACATTAAAGATATTGCCACTATCTTTATAGCCTTACAACATCAGAATTTTGTAATGGCTAATTCCATAAAAAATTTATTAGAAAAATGGCCAAAGGTCCCACCTACTATCAACGAGGATCTATCGATGTTTGGGATTTTATTAGAGACCAAAGATTGAATTTCCATCTCGGTAATGCTATCAAGTATATTTGCAGGGCAGGTTATAAAGATAGCAAGATACAAGACTTAGAAAAAGCAATTCATTATTTAGAGAACGAACTACAACATGCAAAAAACTTTCCTCTCCTCCCAAGCCAAAGAATTTCGTCAAAAATACAACCTAACATCCTCTCCGACGAAAGACAAGCGTATATATCAGAAAACTCTGATAGAAGAGGAATTTAAAGAATTTTTAGAAGCAGAAGGCTTTTTGTTTAGGCATGGCCAGAATTTTCAAGAAGAGGCTTTAAAAGAATTAGCTGATCTAGTATATGTATGCTACCAATATGCTGAGAATATGGGGTGGTTCTTAGATGAAGCACTAGACAGAGTACATAAAAGTAATATGTCTAAGTTAGGAGATAATGGTAAACCAATATATAGAGAAGACGGTAAAGTATTAAAAGGACCTAATTACAACCCACCAAATTTAGAAGACTTAGTTTAATGACCGCAGAACTTATCTCCCGCACTGGTCGGGTCCAACAGTGGTTGGATAACCCAGAATCAAGACTTCCAGTGAGCTGTACTGTGTTTGTCGTTGAGGACTCAATGGAGGGTCCAGAAGGCATCGAAGCAAGCTGGAGATTTGCGTCACATGCATTGAGGCATGGGGCAGGGTGTGCAGTACACCTATCAAAACTCAGGCCGAAAGGTCACGAGAATGGCAAAGGCTTAACAGCTAGTGGTCCAGTCTCATTTGCAAAAATTTATTCAACCTTAAATGAAACACTTAGAAGAGGTGGCGTTTATAAGAATGGGGCTGTTGTGGTCCACCTTGATATTAGCCACCCCGATATTCTTGAGTTCGTGCAGCTTCCCCGTTCCGAAGCTCCCTGGATTAAAAGATGCGTCGATCTCAACCCCGGAGATTGGAACTCCACAGATGCAAAAGTTAAAGATGCCATCCTCTATGGAATCAAATCAGGAGACATCTGGCTCAACAAAATAAAATATGACGAACAAGATAACAGAATTTTTGGAAACGTTTGCCTTGAAGTATACCTGCCCTCACGAGGGACATGCCTCTTGCAACATATCAATCTCGGTGCCTGTGAAGTCGGGAACATCAAAGAGGCTTTCGTACTTGGCATGTCCCAGTTGTGCGAACTCCATAGTCGCACAGGTGTCGGGTCAACTGGCGAATATCTCCCGTCCGAAACGGATCGCCAAGTCGGACTTGGATGCCTTGGATTAGCTAATTTATTAAGAAGGTACAAAGTAAGTTATAAAGACTTAGGTACTGCATTAAAAGAGATTAATTCAGGCAAACCAGCTTATGGAATACCAGGTGAAATTGCTAAACAATTAAAACTTGGTATAGAAACTGCAGCTGGAGTAGCTCGTAATCATAATATGGTACGAGCATTTGCTATTGCACCTACTGCTAGTTGTAGTTATAGAAGTCAAGATCTGGATGGCTATACGTGTACACCAGAAATTGCACCACCAATAGCTACCTCTGTAGATAGAGACAGTGGGACTTTTGGTGTAGAACACTATGATTATGGTAATGTCGAAATAGCAAGCGAAGTAGGTTGGGATGCATATAAGAAAGTAGCAGATGAGATAATGATAATGTTAGATAGCACAGGACTTCTTCATGGATACAGCTTTAACTCTTGGAGTGATGTTGTAACCTACGATAGGCAATTCGTAGAAGAGTGGTTAGTATCACCCCAAACCTCCTTGTATTACAGCTTGCAAGTGATGGGAAACACTCAAGATAAGACAAATGCATATGCAGCGTTAGATCAAGATGAAGTTGACGATTACTTGCAGGATATTCTCGGAAACGAGCCAGTCACCTGCGATTGTCAAGAATAATGAAACTAGATCCATATGAAAAATTACTTGGGAGAAAGCGTAAGTGGACTCCCGTACAAACTACAGGCGGTAAACTCAAAGAGGGTGCCGAAGAAACCATCTACCGTGCTCTTGCAATACGCCATATGGAGTTACCAGTTGGCGGATGGATTTCAGAGAGCCTTGAGAAAAATGTTCCCGACTCTGCTCGAACACTTTTAGAATCAAACGTTAAAGATGAGGAAAATCATGACCTTGCTCTTGGGTATATTGCTAATTCAATTGGGGTTAACGTTGAGGCTGAGGCTGAAGCACTCCGATTAAGAACAGCATGGGAAGAACACCCAGATCATACTATATTAAAAGCATTGGTAGCTGAACGTGCTATATTCTTTGTACTTCTGCCTTTTTTTAGGTTTTGTGGGGATCCTGGTCTCCGAACGGTATCAGCTGATATTTCCAGAGATGAACAAATCCACGTGGCTTGTAATTCTTTGGTATGTCACGATATGGGCTTATCTCCTAGTCAATCTTTGGATAAA